CAATTGCAAACAATTTAATTTTTTCGTAAAGCTTATTGACTATTTCACCAATAGATGGAACTTGAGGAAGAGTAAAACTAAATAAGCCTAAAGATATGCTATCTAAAAAGTCAGTAAGTATACCTATTAAATCCGTGATTGGTTTTAAAATAATGTCTTTGTATTCTTTTAGAATCATTTGAAAGATATTAGGTAAAGAAATGTCAGGAAGATTTAAATCAATATAAAATGGTTTTGGAACAAAACTCCAAAGAACATCTAAACCATTGTCAATTGCTTCTCGTATTGCTTTGTAGATTTCTTTAGGTGATATTCCACCAACAATAATATCGTAAATGGATATTCCTAATCCTAAAATCTTTGGAAAGAATGAACGAAAAAGATTACTAAGTCCAACGAAATCAAGTATCTTTTTAACGCCTTTAATGATTAGATCAAAGAAAGACATATCATTTAAGTGTGATAACAAGTGACAAACTTCCATGTTAACGCTACTGATATAAGATCTAGTTCTTTCAACTAAATTGCCTGCAGCATCAACAATATCTTCAACAGTCGAGAACATCTTTTCTTGAAGAGTTCCAATGATGTCTGGAACTACAATTCGTGAAAACAAAGGAGGATGTGTTAAACTGTCTTTGATTTGATTATATAAAGAATCAAACCCACCAAATGGTCCATTCATACATACGATAACCATATCAACCTCCGTTTATACTTACTTCAGGAGCTTGAAGTGTTATCTTAGTATCTGAATAGATTTCTGCTTCTCCCTTTACAATGATGGTCGACTTACCTTCAACAAAGACTTTTTCATCTTTAAGAGTAACGTTTGTATTGTTACCTTTAATATGAGTAGCTTGACTACCATCTGCAGAAATCTCAATGTAAGTTCCGGATGAGTGATAGATATGAATTCTATTTGCACCAGGTGTATCATCAAATTCAACAGTGTGTCCAGATATAGTTCTCATTACATGATTGTAAGGATACTTAGCAGCGTATGTTGGTTTTGGTTCTTTGAATGTTACGCCAGGGTTAGCAGAGCTTTCATAATCAATTTGTGTTTTTGGTATGTCATTTACTTCTCTAGCAAGAGCATTCACATCACTCAAATTTGGATCATTGTTATTGTGTTTACAAATCGATCCAACTATCATTGGAATATTTCCTTCAGTTCCTGTTAAAAAGAAACCAAAGACTTGTGATCCATTGAGAAGACCGTTAGGTGAGATTCCAATCCCATAATAACTTGCGCTTTGCACTGGGCTAATTGGTCGAGCCCAGATTAAGTTTTCAGTATAAATTCCGTCTTGTAGCGCAGGAATTCTTACTTTAGCTCTCCCTAGTTTTAAAGGATCATTGATGTCTTCTACTGTACCTATGAACCATCGAAGAAATCCGTCCCCACCTAAATCATTTAAACTACTCATAATATGGTCTCTCCAAATGCTGGTCGTATTAACTCTAAAGACATGCGATATGAAAATGAAGCATTTCCTTGAACGCTTATCATATGTCTAATTTTTGAAATTAGAAATTTCCCAGACATATATTTGCTATAGTTAACTTTTTTCATATCTTCTGCATCACTACTTGCTACCGGTAACTGCAGATCGACTGTGTCTCCACAAGTCAATGCAGCGTCGCCATACACGTGTATTCTTGTGATATTACTTGTGCATAAGTTGATATAGAAATCTCTCAGAGGTTGTTCATATGAGAACGTTTCGCCTTGCGTAGAATCCCATACTGTATACACTGTGATTGCTGGATTTTTACTATTATCTGTAATAAACGTAGAAAGATGAGGAGAAACATTAACTCCAGCGCCTCTAAGGAATGCTTCAACGTTTGGTTTAGTTACAAACTCAGTTACAACGCCAGTTGCAATATCTAAGCGTTTATGAACCGTATGTAAACCGCCAGATGCAATAATATCTGTAGCATTATCTTGTACTATTCCCTGATAACCTAATATGTTTCTAAATCTTGCAACGGATGGATCATTGCCTAACTTAAGAAAGAACTTAGCATCTGCTGGACCTTTGATATTGCTTATCAACCATTCAAGCGTAACAAAATGAAATCCATGTACGTTCTCAAAGAAAAGAAAAGTATTGGATACATATGATTTAGATACTGCTTTCTTTCTTAAGAAATCTATTGCTTTTAATGGTTTAAGATTTAGAACTTGAATAGACTGAGTGCCCTTAGTATTATCTACTGATACTTTTTTATTAGAGTTTAAATATGTTTTTACGAATCGAGGAATTGCTTTAGAGATCTCTTCTCCAGTAATTGCTTCTGTCACAACTTGGTTTGAATGTTGAATAACTTCTTCGCTTAAGCACTGTAAAACATATTTAGAAGTTTTAAGTTGATTGTCATATGTACGTAATCCAATCTCATTTACAATAAATCTTCTTTTCACGCTGCCTTCAAGCTTAGGAGTAGAATATTCCATTTCCAAAAATACTTTTTGTCTCAATAAAGGAAATGTTTCAATGATATTGATCTGATCAATCATTTGAACATCGCAACTTATGAGCGCATTGAATATTGATTCATAGATGTCAATGCTGGAGACTTGAGAGATTATACTCTGTTTAGTTTTTCCATCATAAGATATGACATTAATTGCAGTTATTAATATGTCATAATTTAATTCATTGTTATTAGCCATTGATCAATTGCCTAAATTGAGAACTTACAATATCGGTGTAAGCTTTATCCAGAACATTAATATTCTTTTTCTTTGTGTTTAAATCTAATTCATAATCATAATAAGAAATTGGTGTGAAGTATACAAACTCATCTTCTGATATTGGAGTGCTTATGGTCGTTACATCTTGAACAGTTGCAACTGCACCGGAATCATTACCGGTAATATTATTAGCATTAATAGTTCCAGTGATATGTTGTATTGTTAGCATAGATGAATTGCTAAATGCAACAAAGGCTGTTCCTCCACTTGTGCTTTGAGTTATCTTTTCGCCAACAATAAAGGATGTATTAGTGGTTAAAGTGATATTTGCACTAATTATCTTATTAGTTGCAATAACAATATCTTCTTTAGACCTAACATATTCATATGGATTACCATATAAATCTAAAACTGGAGCCCAATACTTTTTACGTGAACTTGGTGTAAGAGAATCATATTCAGACACGTCTAAAGTAGAATCATCATTGTAATAATTCGTATGATAAAAAGCAATGTCTCTTTGAGCCTTATATACTGAACCATATTTCTTTTCAATGTAACGATCAAAATCAATTTGACTTAAAGAATAATCAAAATATGGGTCTATTACGTTGTTAATATGATGTAATATCCAAACATCATCTGAATCTTGGTAATAGTCATATGCAATATGTTCAATTTTTTGTCCTTCATTCATGGTATATGGGTAATACTGAGGTGTATTACTTATCTTAACACGTGAAAAAATATTCCGTGCAAGATTATTAGCATAAGATATAATTGGAAGATTTGAAAAATATTTCATCTTGGAAACACTCCGCCTATTTCTGAAGCGTTCTTGATTATATTACCAAATTCACGTCCATTGACAGTATAGTCTTTTTCTTTATCGCTATTACTAAATGCTTTTTTAAATTCGTCTGAGGTCATTTCAACATCTTCTTGTATTTCAAAATCAGTTTTAAATAATGGTTTAATTTCTCCAAACACTAACCCTAATCCTATAGCAGTTGGATTTTTATCAGTATGAAATGATAAACCATAAGGAGCATAATCAATATTAATTCCTGTTAATGCACATTCTCTTATTGGGAATGATTTTGACAGTGTGTCTGGATGAAGTTTTATTCTACATATTTCTGGGTATTTTAAAAATGCACCTAATTGCCCAGTTGGTGCAGATAATGTTCTTCTTCTAATTTCATTAGTTATTCCTTTAATCAATTTCATTTCTTCTGGTGATTCTGGAACAAAAATCCATGAAAATTGAAAAGCTCTAAGCTCTGGCCCAACATAATATGCGCCGGGATATGGATTTAACGCATATCCATAAATATTTCCCATAGCAGCAGCTAAGTTTACGCCAAGAATATCTCTGTTACCTAAACTGGCGGCTGCATATGCTCCAATTTCACCAATTGCGGAACCAAAAGAATTAAGTTTATTTCCTATGCCTTTAATTGTATTCATATAAGAAGAAGTATCAAGTGCTTTTTGGTTTGCAATTTGTTGTATTGATTCCATTGCTAATCCAGTGCCACCAAAATGAGTATTTTGCCATCCTAAAGATTGCGCATCAGATAATTGTGGAGGCAAAGGCAAGTTTACAATATATGAAGGATTAAACCTAGTAGGATTAGTTTTATCTTCTCCAAAATATGGTCTAACATATTCACCAAATTGCAATTCCATCCAATAGCTACTAAAAGTTAAATCTGGAGGATACGTTTTATATTGAATTCCAGACGTTTTGCCAGCATTCATTTCTTTATCAATGTTTCCAACAGGAGGTTTTGGATCATTTAATCTGTTAATTCCAGAACGATCTACTTGGTCATTTTTAATTCCATCACCAATTCCACAAGAACTTAGCGTAATCGTACAATGTTTCTCACTTGTGGCTGAAGTAAATATGCCAAGGACATCTCCAACGGCTCCAGAAACACCATCGAATAAACCACCTACTGCTTTTGATGCACCATCTAATAGACTTCCTGCTGCATTAGTGACACCACCAATGACGCCGTTAACCGCTTTATTTGTATAACTACTTACTGACATTTATGTTTTCCTATAAATACGATTATGAGCTATAAAGGTTACTTCAAAGCAAAATATCCAAGTAAATATAAAGGCAACCCGACTACTATTATTTATCGGTCTTTATACGAACTAAAGCTAATGACGCACTTGGATAAGAATCCAAACGTGTTGGAGTGGGCATCAGAAGAGTTCTTTATACCTTATAAGTCTCCTATAGACGGAAAAGTTCATCGTTATTTCCCTGATTTCTGGATCAAAAAAAGAAACACAGAAGGCATAATTGAAACCGTCGTGGTTGAAGTCAAACCTTATATTCAAACCATTCCTCCAGTTCCCAAGAAACAAATAGACAAACGGTACTTAACTGAAGTCCAGACTTGGGGTGTAAACCAAGCAAAATGGGAATCCGCAAATAAATATTGTAATGCAAAAGGCTGGAAATTTTTAATAGCTTCAGAAAAAGAACTTGGGATAAAACTCTAATGGCAACTCCTCTTGATTGGTTTAAAGATAAAGTAGAAGAATTGAAAAGCATCTCTGCTCCTGGAAGCATGAAGCAGGGTAATATTAGAAATGGAGTAGGCCAAATGTTCTTATTTGGCTATAATCCAAAGCACGCCGCTACTCTTAAGTACTATGATACTTTGCCATTAGTGTTTCCATTTAGAATTGAAACAACTGGATTCTATGGATTAAACTTACACTATTTACCATATGCTTTAAGATCTGGCTTAATTAACAGTTTGTCTTTAAACAATAATAAGAAAGACAATACTACACGAGCCATAAATATAATGTCTGCTAGTTTCTTTGAGCCGTGCATAAAACATTACTTATTTGGTCATGTATCATCAAAGATGATGTACATCAATCCCGATGAATGGGAAAAAGCTATATTGTTACCAATAGAAGCATTTAGAAAGTCCAACAAAACAGCAGTCTGGGCCGAAAGCAAAAAGAAATTAGGAATACGATAAATGGCAAGCGATCTCATTAATCCAGATGAATTCAGATCAGCGTATGATAAAAAAGTATTTGAAAGAGGAGCAACTCCAACACCTCCTACTTATAATCCAATTGATCAAAATAAGTTCAGAATAAGCAAATTAAAAGAAACGCTTTCAAAAGTTAATGTTCAAAAAACAAACTTATTCACTGTAACTATAAAAAATAGCAACAGGTTCATAACTGGAAAGAATTTTAAAGAACAAGATTTGGTTTTTTTATGTCACGATGCAGTATTGCCTGGCGTTGGTCTTTTTACTACAAATGATTATAAAAGATTTGGTGTAGGATTTCAAGAACAAGTTCCATATGGTGCTGCTTTTAATGAAATCTTTTTACGATTCATAGGCGATGGTCAAGGGCATGTATTAAATTTCTTTGAGACATGGATGAATAAAATTGTAGCATTTTCAAATGCGCATGATATGTCTGCTATGCAACCTACAACTAGCAGTGCAACTTTATGGGAACCAGGTGAAGTTGCTTATAAGAAAGAATTCCAAACTGAAGTAGTAATTGAAACGTATAATACAGCCGGTGGCACTATTGACAAATATACGTTATATAAAGCTTTTCCAGTAGCTTTACGTGATGCAGAATTATCTTGGGCTGCAGAAAGTCAAAACAGTTTAATGTCAGTCATATCTCAATTTTCATTTTTGAATTGGAAATCAGAAAGATTTGACACAGCAAACATGATTAAAGCACAACTTCCAGGATTAAGTTTCATACAAAGTCTTTTAAAACTTGGTTCAATTTATTCTACCTTTTCAGCTATTGGTGTTCCTAATAGCATAGCCGACATAATTCAAACATATAATAACGTAAATATTATTGGACGTAATTCCAGAAGTATTTTTTAATTTGGAGTGAGATATGCAATTACCTAAGATTCAAACACCGATTTTTAATATTGAAATACCATCAACTAAGAAAACAAAGAAGTTTCGTCCATTCCTTGTGAAAGAAGAGAAGATACTTTTGCTTGCGCAACAGGGAAATGACAGTGATCTTTTGGATGCAATTACACAGATCATTAACAACTGTTGCTTGGAAGACCTAAACATTTCATCACTTGCCAGTTTTGATTTGGAATATATCTTTTTAAAGTTAAGAGCTAGATCTGTCAATAACCTAGTTGAACTCAAGTACAGAGATAAAGAAGATGATAAAATCTATACTTTTGAAGTTGATCTAGATAACGTTGACATTATCTATGATTTAAATCATACGAATAAGATTAAAATCAATGATCAATATACAATACTAATGAAGTATCCTGGGATTGATCTTCCTGATCAAATTAAAACGGTTTCACAGGATGATGTATTTTATAAGATGATTGTAAATTGTATTGATAAAGTTTATAATGATAATGAAATATTCAAGATGAATGAGTACTCATTTGAAGAAGCTAAAAATTTCATTGATAACTTAGATGTTCCTACTTTTGAGAAGATACAGCACTTCTTCAATACAATGCCCAAATTACTACATAGGCTTGAATATGTAAATTCTAATGGAACTCCTAGAGTAATAGAAATACAAGGAATCAAAGATTTTTTTATGTAGCGCTGAGTCATACCACGCTGAATAATTACTTTACGTTAATATTCGCTTTGGCTCAGCACCACAAATATTCTATATCAGAGATTGAAAACTTGATTCCATTTGAAAGAGACATTTATGTTGATATGTTATTAGACTTTTTAGAGAAAGAAAAAGAAAGACTCAACAAACAATAAAGGGCAATAAATGTCGAGTGAAGTCTTAGAAGAAAAGATTGATCTTGATGGGGATGGAAAAGTGAGTAATAAAGAGATTAATGTAGCTGAAACTAGATTTAAAAATAGACGTCGAATGGCGTGGTTAGCCATGTATGCTATGGTGGGTTTTACTGCAATTTTACTTACTCCTTATATTGATAATGAAAGAATCAAAGTTTTAGATGGTGTGTTTAGTGCTTTCTATTTAGCTATGGCTTCTGTAGTAGGTGCTTATATGGGATTTACTACTTGGGCTACTAAGCAATGAACGAAACACAACAACAAGTTCAGCAAGCAGTATATAACTCAGGGATAGTTGGAAGTGCTATCTCTGATAATGTAAATGAAACTAAAACGTTATCTCAAGTACAAGCTCAGGGATCTCAGAGTCAAACCGCTGCTGTTCCTGTTGAAGCAGTTCAACCTTTAAATAGTGATGATATAACGCTACCACAACAGAATTCAAATGCTGTAGATAACA